TGAGCAAGCACGATTAACGCAAGGTCAACTGCTTGCTGGACAGCTTCAACAAATTGGAGCTTCGGGTGAGCAAGCACGATTAACGCAAGGTCAACTGCTTGCTGGACAGCTTCAACAAATTGGAGCTTCGGGTGAGCAAGCACGATTAACGCAAGGTCAACTGCTTGCTGGACAGCTTCAACAAATTGGAGCTGCTGGTGAGCAAGCACGTCTGACTGAAGGCACAAAAGGTGAGCAAGCACGATTAACTCAAGGTCAACTGCTTGCTGGACAAATGGAGCAAATTAAAGAAGGCGGTACACAAGCGCGAGCTACTGAAGTTACAAAAGGTGAGCAAGCACGTCTGACCGAAGTTACAACTGGTGAACAACAACGTTTAACTGTTCAAGAACAAGGACTACAAGCACGCAAAAGTCAGTTGCAACAGCAAATGCAAGATAATTACGTTGCTGCTCGTAACCGTGATTGGTCTCAACAGGCCTATCGCGTCGCCGGTCAAGCCCTAGGTGGAGGAAATTCTCCTCAGCCACCGGGAATGGTGCAGTAAACTTTTAGTTGTTTCGTACAACTAAATGATTTCCTGGATCAAATCACTCGTAGAAAAAGATCGAGAATCGTTTTTCTCTTTCTGTAAAAGAACGTCGTCACCAATTCAGATGTACCTGTATGCCCGTTTTTTGGGGTTTACAGGTAGCATCGTTGAATGCGACGAGTGGTCACAGAAAGAATTTAAAAAACGCAACTTCAACCTCATCTTGGAATCTGAAATCGATTCCATGCAGGAAGACATTGCCAAGTTGCGTGATGCCATTGATTTGGGGATGGTAAAGCAAGACATGGGAACCTCACGGATCGCCATGCTGCAAAAAGAATTACGTGGTTCAATCAAACAGCTGAATGATGAAAAAGTCCTGGTTGATAAACAAGGCTTGATCCTTGCTGGCGCTGACCGTGCGCTTAGGGAGATGCTGTTGATCTTCCGTGACGATCCGATTGAAGGTCCATTGCAGGAAGCCTCGATGGGCGTATGGACCAAGATTCTGGCAGAAGAATCCTAAGAAGTACTGCGCTATGCTACGGGCATGGCAGGGACGAACATCTATTCCGTTTACCGACGAACTGCAAGAGCAGCTGCTCAAAAACGGGTTGTTAAACAAACTTCAAACGTTGATATTCAACGGGCACGGACTGATTTTGCTTATTTTTGTGACGTAGTTGGAGATAAACCACCAGCAGCTCATCACCTGGAGTGGCATAAACACCTGTGCACTGGTACAGATTCTAATTGCCTGAAAGGAATCGCTGGACCAAATATTGATATACTTGCGCCCAGAGGTTCGGCGAAGAGTAGTGTCGCTGGCTTGTTTACTGCTTGGGCAATCGGTGTACACGCGCTACACAAGATGCCTTTGAAGATCCTTTATATTTCATACACCATTGATGTTGCTCGCCCAAAAAGTGCAGCCATCAAGCGGATCATTGAAGAAAGCAAGATATATGGCGAAGTATTCCCAATGGTCAAAATTGCCAAAGGGATCAATTCTAACGAATACTGGAGTATTGATTGGAAGTTTGCAGGCATCAAATCAACAGGTGAAGAAGAATTTACGGTTTGTTGTGCCGGTTTAAAAGGTGCCGTGACTTCCAAGCGCTCTCATCTTTGCTTTACTGGAGACACAGAAGTTCTTACTGATGTAGGCTTGGTACCAATTCAAACCATTTATGACAATCCAGAAAACTACCGCGTGCTCACGGCTGATCCAAGAACTGGAAAAACTAAATGGAGTGGCTTATCAGGAGTGTCTCGACGCCTTACCACCAGGCTTATCCGAGTGGAGACAGCCGATGGAAATTACATTGAAGCCACTCAAGACCATCCTTTTGTTACTGCCAACCGAGGAGTCATCCAAGCCAGCGATTTACAAAAAGGGGACAAGCTTTACAGCATTCCCTGCGAGAGGATCTCATTGTCGAGCTTTATGCCCAGGGTGCAATCAGTGGTTCGTTCCATACGCATGGCGATCTCGGTTGACGCAAAATACAAAAATAAAAGCCTACAGTTGCAGCAACAAATGCAAAGCTTTAGGTCATGTGCTGATGTTAAGCGTACAAAAGAGTCCGATAGAAGAAGAGAATCCGCTTCAGTCTTTATCCCTTGCAGACGCAGTTATAAAGAGGGATGGAATGAAATGCGTTGCGTGTGGCAGGGGGAAAGAAATGTTGCAATTAAACAAAGGTCCGGCGTCACAGCGGATGAATCTTCTTGTTCACCATATCGATGCAAATCAAAAAAACAATACTCTTGGAAATTTGATTACGTTATGCCGATATTGTCACACAAGTTATCATCATCTGGCAGAAAAAGCAAAGCTACTACCGTTACCGTTACCAAAGTGGAAGAAATATGCGGAAAAAAAGAGTTTGTCTATGACCTTGAAACATCGTCATCCAACCATAACTTCTTTGCGGGAAAAAATTCTTTGTACGTTTTAAATTGCTTAATTGATGATATTTGCAAGTCAGCCGACGAAATTAAAAACCGCGAAATCCGATTGGCAATGGAGGATAACTGGAACTCAGTTATTGTTCCCACCATGTTTGAAGGCGGTAGGGCTATCTGCCTTGGTACTCGGTTCCGCCACGACGATATGCACGGAACTACATTCATTCCGGAGCACGATTGGGTTCAACTGGTTCAATCTGCAATCGTTGTCGATAAACAGGGAGAAGAAGTTTCCTACTGGCCTGAAATGTGGTCGTTGGAATATCTGCAAGATCGCCGTAGGCAAGCACCAATTGCGTTCAGCTTTCAGTACCAGAACCAAATTGTTCAAACCAGTGAGCTGTCCCTTTCTCCTGATTTGATTGTCAAGGGGACCATTGCAACCCAGTTCGATACTTTGGGTGTAGGCGTCGATCTGTCAGCTGGTGTCAGAGAAAGAAATGATTACACCGTGTTTGTAATGGGTGGTCGTGTAGATGGGAAGATCCACATCATTGACTGTAAGCGTCTCAGGATCATGGGAAATCTTGAAAAGCTTGAAGCGTTAATGGAAATGATGGAAGAGTGGGGTGTCGTCCATAAAGACGGTAAAAATTACTTTCCTACCGGCAGTAACGTTGACATTTGGTCAGAAGCTGTAGCGTATCAAGCTTCACTGGAAGCAGACTTCAAACGCATCTGCCTGGGAGAGCACGGACTGTATAACATCAATTGGCATGCAGTCAAAGGATTCCGTGGTGACAAAGTTGCGCGTTTTAGGGGTATTATGGGATTGTTTGAACAACGTAAGATTGTGTTCAACAAATATCGTCGCTTTGGTCCTTTGATCGATGAAATTGTTAACTTCGGTGTTAGTTCCCACGACGATGCTGTCGATGCTCTGGTTTGGCTTTGCAATGGTTTAATGACCAGAGGGAAACTACAGCTAGAGTATTGACGATTTAAACTTATAAAATCACTTAAAATGTCCACAGGATACTACGTTATTGAGCTGGATCAGGATTCATACGGTTCTGCCGTCGTTCCTCTTCCCGATGAATTGTGTCACGACATGGGTCTTATCCCTGGTGAACGCTTTGACGTTGAAGTTGAAGACGACACAATTACGCTAAAGCGAATTCACGGCGGCTATTTCCCTGAGGCATAATAGTTAAAGCCACTTACGACGAATGCCTGAAAACAAGACAGTACTGAACGACTTTATTACGTCTGTCGTCAATCGGGATTCTGATGGCGGCGCCGACACGATGCTGTTGAACGCCCACCTATCCCAGATGCGGATGTTTGGGATCAGGCAAGGTGTTGAATTCTATCCGCACCAAGACAACTTTGGTACTCAACGATTTGACTTCATCCAGCAGGTCATCAAATTTAATAAGCTGGACGCTCGCCTGGATTCAATCTGGGATCGTTTTCTTTGCTATGGTAAAGGGCTTTTCTACATCCGCCCTACTAAGAAAACGTATCGACTTTACTGGTTCGATAAAGATTCATATCGCACCTACTACTCCCCTGAAGGTGACCTAGAAGAAGTCATCATCATTTACGCTTACAAAGTAAAATCCAGCCGTGGTTTTGGCGGTGTCGGCTTATCAACTGATAAGCGGTACATGCGGCTTCGGATTACTGCCAAAGAAATTGAAGAATGTCATAGTGAACAGGAACTGTCATTTGATTCACCGGTAGAATTCGCATCTCTAGGTAATACCACCACAACCGTCAACACGATGGAGTTCATCCCTTGTGTTGAAGTCTTCAATAACCCAGATGCTTTTGGTACTGAGGGCCACGGTGAGTTTGAGTGGCTGTCAAACCAGATCATTGGTCACGATGAAATGGTGAAGAACATCAGGGCAAACCTGTCGTTCTTTGGTAATCCAACACTCCTTTCATCCAGGCCTAAACAAGACATTGTTGAAAATGCTGATGGAGAAGTGCCGCAGCGACCTAGCATCTCCAGTCAATCTGGCTTTCAATCAGAATTCTCTTTATCCAGTTCGACGTTCAAGCAAGATAACGTCAATAGACACCACCCCGGCTACTACGGTAAACCGGGTAGCGGTATGCGAGTTCCTAGGGTTATTGCCAACCTGGAGCCGACAGATCGTGTTGGTTTTATTACTCCGAATGCTGTTAGTGCTGATCAGGCCCGGTATGCCGAACAACTCCGTAGTGAACTCCGACTTGCCTTAGGTGGCATCGATGACCTTAGTATTACAAACGTAACTGCTACGGAGATTAAATCAGCTTATGGACGGGTAAGTGCAACAGCAAAGAAAAAATGTTTGCAGCTGTACACCTATGGCATCTGTAAATGTTTTGAACTAATGATCTTCCAAGAAGAACAAATCTTCAGGAAGACCCTGGCCTATGCCTCTGGTATCAAATATCCAAATCCACCAGAAGATCCAAACGATCCTGCACAACAAGCCAAATATGAAAAACAAAAAGCACTTTACGAAAAAAAATTACAAAAAGCCATTGACACAACAATACAAGAAAAAACAGTTCCTGCGGGAGTATTAGGTTTAGCCCCAGACGGAGACCGCATGGTCTGCTGGCGTTGGATGGGACCCGTTTATGAAGATACAACTCAGGATAAACTTAACCAGTCTATCTTCACCCGAAACCTACAGGAATTAGGTGTTGATAGCATAGAAGCACTGAAGTATTTGTTCCCTTCAAAAACGGACGACGAAGTCGCGGGCATGCTCTCGGGATTTCCCTTCCGTATGGTGGGTGAAGTACAGAGGGCGATGGCCACGTTCATCGATCTTGTTAATCAAGAAATGAGGACGCCGCATCCGCAGCAACCGAACTTACCGATGGCTGCGGATCCACGTCTCGATCTTACTCCCTTCCTTTACAGAACTCTCGAAAGCCTACAAAAAGAGGTAACCTATGCAGGCCGATACCGCAATGCCGACCCAATCGGCACCCCAAGTATCCCAGACCCAGCCGATCAGCTACGCGGCTCCAGTGACGCAGCAGACGGCGGCACAGGCTCCGGCGGTAGCAACAACCCCGCAATGGGTGGCTCCTTACCAGGCAACAGCGGTCCCAGCGCCGCAAATGCCGGCCCAGATGGGCGTTTCCAGCTACCAATACAGCCCTACAGCGTCGTACCCCCAAGCCTCCCCGGCTCCCCAACCAGTGGCGGAGAACCCGTACAAGGAGGCGTTCAACCGGGTGGTGGGGCTCCTGAGTTCGCCCGTCCAATTCCCGTTCCAGGGTCAACAGTCCAGCGCGACTCAACAAACCGTCCCGGCCAATTACAGTTCCCCGGTGGCGCCGGTCCAGTACGGCAACCAGGGGATGCCGACCTATACGCCTGGGATCAACAACAACCAGGCCTACTCCAACGGTTATTCCCAAACCTCGCAGGAAATTACGGCGGACCAGCTCCGGGCAAACGGCGTAAGTGATGCCAGTCTGCAAGTTATTGATTACTTCGGTGCTGATGCCCCCGCTGTTCTCAATAACTATGCCTGCAACATTGAAGATGCTCTGATTGTCACGAACAACCAACTGGTTCAAGCCGTCAATCTGCTGCAAGAACTGTCTGCTGAGCACAAAGCTTACGAGACCATCCTGACGGATCCTGACATCCTGGCCGACTATACCTGTGAGTTCTTCGGCGAGAATGGTCCTTACCCGATTCCCGATGATGCTCCTGCTTATGGTCAGCAAGTTGGTCAACAGTTTGTCCGCCCTGCTGCTGCTCCTGCAGTTCCTGGCCGCCCCGAAATGCCGGTTCCTCCTCAGCCCCAGGCTCAAGGTAACCCCGCTGATTTCTGGCGCAGCTTCGGCAGCCTCGCCGATCGCGACCCTGCCAACGCCTGGCGTTATCTGAATCAGGCCTCTGCTAATCCCGAAGTCTTCCGTCAGAAGCTTCTGGTGATGGAGTGATCTCCTAAAACAATTAGATGTAAAATAAGGGGTAGTAATTGCTGCCCCTTTTTATTTTTGTTGTTATGGGTACTGCAGAAAAAATAGCCGCTTTTCTTGGAAATGCACAAGCTCAGGCAATTCCAGCGCTTCAACAATTGGGTGCAAATGCACAAGCTGCAGGCCAAAATATTGCGAATACTGTTGCCACTAATTTTGGTCAAATAAAAAATCAAGCAATGAACATGGCTCCTATGGGGGCGGCCTCTGTTCACCAAAAAACGCAGCAGTTTTTAAGTTCTCTAGCTTCTTCTGTACCCAGCAGCGTACAACGTACTGCAAGTCAAGCAGGTGGTATTGTACCTGGCGCCATGGAAGCAATGAATGTTCCTGGTGCTGCAGCAGTTAGGCAATTTCAACAGCAAAAAGGAAACTTGGGAGGCATCGAGGGGCTTACTGCTTCTCGGGCAATGGGCTACGGATTAGGCGCTGCAACTGCCACTGGTTTAATCGGAGCTGGAGTAATTGCAGGCCGAGCAAGTAAAAAAGATAAAGCGCGTGTAGCAGGCCAAAACCTAGGCGCACAGTTAGGTGTTGGCATGCCGCCTCAATATTGATCTACTAAGTTTATAATACTAATTAAGAAGATTTATAGCTAAATCCGTAACCAGATGGTAAATGTTCCTCCTATTGGACAAGTAACTAAAGATTTAGGAGTGCAAGCAGGTAAATTTCTTTTTGGAGTACCTTCTCAAGTTGCTGTTACGCCAGGAGGAGCAGCGGCTTTAACTCCACCCGAAAAAGGCCTTTTAGGGCATCTTGGTATGAGTGAACAAGCTCGTTTAGGTGCCCAATTGCAGTTTCAAGATCCAAGATTTTCTCAGCTTGTAGGATCAGGAGTCATTGGTGCTGGCATGCTCGGTACAACAGCTGCAGCTTCTGCTTTTGGTAAAGCTGTTCGTGGTGGAAAAGAAAAATCTCGTTTCGCTGGTCAGCAGTTAGGTTCTCAATTGGGGGTGGGAATGCCTATTCTTTATTGATCCACTAAGTTTATAATACTAACTAAGAAGACCTAATTACTTAATTCATCGGGTTGTAAAAATGGCTAAAGCCAGCGCAGGACAACGAGCTTCTCAGTTCCTTTCTCAAATTGGTACAGCAGGTGGTCCCGTTGGTGCTGCCAACACCCCAGGCCTTGTTACTTTTGGAGCCGGTGACATTGCTCGTCAAGTGATGATGGGTAACGGCGACCATTACATGATGCAGCGGATGGAATCGCCCGATCCTATTCTGAGCAGCGGTGCAGCGATCGGTGCTCCCCACGGTGCTTTGAATCCTAAGCTTCAGTCGGCACCGACAATGCCGGACAACCTCTACAATGATTACGTCCGCCTGAATGTCCCCGGCTCGCCTCTTCCCATGTACGGTCTGATGGCTGCTCATTCCGCCAAAGCTGCTCAAGTTACCCAAGATAATATTCGGGCCATGGATCAGCGCATGCTGACTGGAGCCATGCCTCCCACTGGTCAACTTCCCATGATGCAAGTTGCCATGGGTGCTGCACAACAACTTACTGCTCAAGCAGCCCAACGTCGCGGTCGTCGCTGATGGATTCTTCTAAAGCCAAAAAAGCAAAGTCAAAAGCTAAGGCCCGGACTAAAGCTACTGCTGACTCAAAAGTGGCAGCTCAACAGCAAGCAGCGATGGGACAAGCCGCTGGACCCCGTGGCATCACTCCTGAGATTCAGGCACACCAAGCTGCGATGCAGAATCAAACCCAGACTGTTAACCCCTATGGGCGAATGGGTGCGATGCAACCGACTGTTTACAACCCTGGTAACGTTGTAAGCGGTGGATATGCACCCCAAAGTTAATAATCAAGATAAATAAGTCCTGCTATAATTTTAGTAATGGGACGGAAGTTCCAGGCCAGTGATGGCAAGCACCTTGAAAATTGAATAGATTTTCCAGTTCTTGGTCCATTACTACCATGGATCTTCTAGATCCTGGTATCAGCTAAACCTTACGCTGTAATACCAACATGTTTATTGATAATGACTTTCCCAAGCTGTTGGGTGCGGAACTATACCGCCCCCATCCGGCTTACATTGTTGAGATGGCTGCGGAACCCGTAGTTGTCCACGATTTCACTAAACAGCCAGGCCAGACTGTTCAGCTTGACCGCTACAGATTCTGGGGAAATCCTGGTACCAAGACTAGCCGTGAGCGTACTCAAGATCAAACGATCGGTACTGCTAGCAGCCGTTCAATCGTGAAGGATAAGGTACTCGTATCTCTTAGGGAGTACACGGGTCCCGCTGATCCTAACAACACAAGTGCTCCTAGTACTTTTAAAATTGCTCGCGAAACTTTAATGACTGCACAGCGTCTTCTTTTAGACACTGGCAATCTTAATATGTTCCATCAGAGCATCGGCAGTCTTACACTTTTAGACGACTACAGACGTTGGCGTGACAAAACGATTTGCGCCGCTGCTTAGTGATAAGCAGGCAATAACCCGGTGAATTCAGGGAACCCCTCCTTTTATAGGGGAATCCTGAGCCAAGCTTTAAGAGGAATCTTTTAGAAGGTGCAACGACTAGGAGCCGAGTCCAGAACGGACGGTAATGCTCCCACGAGTGCCGGGGGTCTAAGTCCAAAACTCTACAAACTTTTGGTATTTGCGATCAAGCTTAGGACCAGGTGAATAGTACATCCACTCCAGCACATCTCGATTTTTAATGTAGCCGTTTAAACGGTATACATCTTTTTTTGTTAGTGGGCTTATCAGGCAAGCAATTTTTAAAACGTGAGACGTTTCTTTTGCAATTAATTCTTTAAGTTCAATTGCAAAAACTTCAGAATTACAAATAAATGTAAAATTTTTGTAAGAAATAGATCCGTCCCCGTCAAAAAAACCACGACAAAAACTGGCCGGATATAAAAAACTACTTTCAGGAAGTGAAATATTTCCAGATTTTCGTGGTTTAACTCCGGCTTCAATCGTGTGCTTTGTAAAACGTTGCGAAGTTATTCGTAACGTACTAAGAGTGGATTTACCAGATTTTGAAAGAGAGCGCTTGTTTATTTTTTCTGTAATTCTGCCGCTGTATCCGGTTGCTTTTTTAAAATCTTCTAAAATGTGTATGTCTTTAGAAGAACAAGCAAGACCGACTTCTTTTGGTTTACCGTCTCTTAAGGTTGTCCACCCATCAGCAAGCAGTAAGCCAATCCAATAAGCCTTCTCTTCAGAATTAACGGTTTCAAAGTAGCAATCATTAAGCCCATCTTTTCTGATGGCGCCCCGAACGCTACCTAGTGGCCGTAATTCCCCTGTACCCTGAATTTTAATAAGCCCTGTCTTTTGAGTAAAAGTTTTAATACCATAAAACTTTCTTTCTTTATAAACAGTGGCGTATGAGATTTTAAGTTTTTCCGCTATTTCTAAATCGGAAAAAGAGTTTGTAAGCAAATCTAATTCTTGAAATGAGAAAAACACGTCAGATTACCGTTGGCGTGACTTAGATCATGATATAGTCTGAACTTGCGGGATGGCAAACCGCAAGAGCCAGTGATTAAACTGTCACTGGGTTAACAACTTGGATCGTGTGTTCCTCGATGAACTCGCGAAGTGCGAAACCCGTGGCCAAGCTGGCGAACTTCAGGGTGGTTACTACTACCCCAACAACAAAGCTCGTACCAGCTCTACCGCTCTTACTGCTTATACCGCTACTGAATACGCTTCGGAGCGTTATAAGTTCAACGTTAAAACTGACCTGCTGGAAGTTGTCCGTGGTCTGCGCAAGCGTAACGTTCCCGTCTTCCAAGATGGTTACTATCGCTGCATCGCTGATCCCTCGTTCATGCGCGATCTCCGTGCTGATCAGGGCTTCCGTGAAGTTGCTCGCTACCCCGGCATGGCCCAAGGTAACCCCCTGATGGGTACCGGTGGTCCTAGCGCCGCCATCTATGGTGGTGGTCAGTACGGCCAAGCCATGTTCGTGGCTGGCGAACCCGTAATGCCCACCGGCTTCGTGTTTGAAGGTGTTCGTTTCTTCGAATCGACCAACTTCGCCTATAAGTCCATTTCCGTTGACATTGGCGACGGTAATGGTGCCGGTACCAAACAAACTCCTCCTGGCCTGTTCTTCGGTCCTCAGGCCGTGGGCGTTGGCATTGGTGGTCCTAATGCTCAGGTTCTCATTAACAACAACGACGACTTCAGCCGCTTTATCATCCTGATTTGGCAGCTGTACGCCGGTTTTGCAAACCTGAACAAGGATTTCATCACCTCTGCCTTCACCGTTCGCGAGACCGCTTGATTAGGAGGTATTAAACAATGGCAACTTACAAGTCTAATGCTGGCCAAATTGTCCAGCCTGGTGCTCAGGTTAACCGTTTGTCTTCGTTCAACAACGAAGGCGTGTATGGCTGGCCCGGTGTTGAGTGCTATGAACTGATCGGCTATGTGCCCATCAGCAATGGCACTGCAACCGCCTCTAGCTACAAGACGCTTGATCTGATTGTTCCTTCCCCCGATCGTCGTGTGGATGACCGGGTTCGTGACAACCGCACGTCGATGGTAATTCAGGCCAGCTCTGCTCGCCCTGCTTTCGTCTACGGCGCTTCGATTACTGTTGCTCAGGATCTTCCTGCCAACACCACCTCTGATCCCCTTCCCGGTTTCCCTGCGGATCCCGTGACCTGTGATCTGAATACCGGTAACGCTTCGGACTACATTCTGTTTGGTCCTGACAACTCCGGTAGCCCCTTCGGTATCCCTGCAACTGCTAGCGGTCTTCAAGCTGCTTCTGCCTATCTTCAGGCTTCCAGCAGCACGATTGCTCAGGGTTCTGTGGCTACCAGCGGTACGCTTCCTTTTGCGACTGCTGTCACCACTGGCGGTATCGTTGCTGCTGACTTTGTGAGCTCCCTGTTCTACAAAGTCACCTCCAACACCACCATGCGTGTGTATAGCGTCACTGCGACTACTGCTACTTCCGCTAACGGTGGTGGCCTGTATATCGGTACCACCCCGATTGCCGCTAGTCAGCAGGCCTACATTGTGTGCCGCATCAACTACCTTCGTCCGGCTGCTGCTGCATCCTGGAACGATATTCAAGGCTTCATCGACTTTGCTTCCCAGGTGGGTGGCAACGATACCTGATCTTGAACTGGTTATTACTTGGGGCTGGTCTTCGGACTGGCCCTTTTTTATGTCGTTGCATTTAAAGATTCAGCTTGGTAAGCTAGTTGGAGCCTTAAATGCCTATCGATGCTGTACCGTTACAAGCCAACCAACGCCCTTCTTGAGATTGTTTCTCAACACGGCAAAGGAATCTTCATGTGTGTAGATGCGCAAGATGAAGTGATTTATGTAGAGGAAGAGATGTTGATTCCGCATTTGGAAGCAACAACTGAAAAACTTGAGACTGAAGAACGGTTAACCAAACAATTGGAAGCTGAGGGTGTGAAGCCTGCCACGCCCACGAACAAAGAAACTTTCCCTCTGGATACGAGGATGAATATCAATACTGCTAGTGCTAGGCAGATTGCAGATGCTCTCCCTGGTGTCGGACTGAAGACTGCTCGTGATATTAAAGAACTTCAAAGCAGCTTGAACGGTGAAAAATTTACTAGGCTTGATCAATTGAAATCAATTAAGCGCGTGGATTGGGATCAGCTGATTGAAGATAATTTGATTCGCGTTGAGTAGCCTCACAGTAGAATAAAAAAGCAAAGGTATACTTTGCCTGTTAAACTACTGTTGACATGCAGTTAGATACTTTTCTTCAGTCCAAGGTCCGTTGGCACCTGGGATATAACAATACGTCTATTCCAGCTGGTGACCAAGCCAGGTTAGAAGAAGCTGTCCA